ATCACCCAAGGTGCTATATTGGCTTTTAAACATCGGGTTTTTGCCAGATTTGCCAACGGTTGCCGCACTGCGGAAATCGCTTAATGCCTTGTCGAGTTTTACAGCTTCCATAATTTTTTTGCCTTTTCTAAATATTCATCTTCTATTTTCCACTGGTACATATGCGACCAGTCTGGATCGGTAAAGCTGGCCAGCACTTTTGGATCGGTACTAACCCGCAACAGGTTTTGCCGGATTAGGGCTTTTTGCCGCATATCTTCCACAGCATATGCCAGTGCATCAGCTTTCAATTCGTCACAGTTGAATGGCGTAAACATTACAGCATCGTGATCGGCCACATAGCAGATCGATGGCGTCACGTTTAGCGCGTGATTATAAATGGCGGCTTGTGCAACGTGCGCTTTTTCCGGTGATTTTGGCAGGGTCGCTTTGGCCCATCCTTGTGTGCCATCTTTTAACAGTTTGGTTTTGCGCGGTGCTTTGGTCTTGATTTCGCAAAACATCGTATCCGGAATTAGCATATCAACAAAGCCTATCAACGGCACGTTTACGCCATCCAGCCACGTTTCAATACGTTCTTCATCGACCGCGCCTACAAAGCCGTATTCAGTCAGTATATCAACGCCATTGCGGATCATATCCGGTATGCAGTCACGATATTTTTCGCGCTTGGCCTGATCCTGATTAGCATCGTGAAAATCAAACGCAATCTGCGCCGCCAAGATCTGATCAGTGATGTCAAGCCCGTGACAGACGATTGCCTGCGTGCCATTATGCACAGCCGTACCGACTGCGGCGTTTTCGCCAACAGTGATGTTTTTGCGGTCATCACGCAGATACAGATATGCGTAAATCCAGTATGCAGGCGTGCGATTTAGCTGGCTGACAGATAAGTGTGTCAAATCAGCGTCACGCCATTCTTTTCCTATTTCCCGTTTCATTCCGCAACCGTATTCCACGCTTTCACATTTTGCAACATTTAATTTTATGCTTTACAGATTTATTTGATTTCGGCAATGATGGGCAAAATTAACCGAACGGGGGCAGTGATGTCTGGATTGAAAAGCCGCAACAAGGGCAAAGGCTATGAATATGAAATTGCTAAAGAATTGCATTATCAGCTTGGTCTTACTTTTCAACGCGAACTGGAACAAACGCGCGAAAAGAACCTTGGTGATTTATACACTAATGATTGTGATTTTCCTTTTGTCATAGAATGCAAGCGCAGAAAAAGCGGCGTAGATCCGAAATGGTGGGATCAGGTTTGCACTGCGGCCGAACAAGCTGGTAAAATGCCAGCATTGTTTTACCGGCTGGATCGACAACAAACGCGGGTTCGGTTGCCGGTACAAGCAATGACATATTTGGCTTTTTTCATAATGTCCGGCGATCTGGCTGAAAAGCACGACTGGCGATATGCTTGCGAAATGGACATTGACACGTTTTGTTATGTAGCGCGGGAGATGTTAGCAAATGGATGATGGTTATCAAACAATCGGTGATCGCACCTATACGATGCTTTCGACCGAAAGCTGGATCGATATTAAAGATCTGACGGTGCAGTTGTTTAAAGGCAAGACTGGCATCGAAGTGCGAGTATATCCGCGACACATCGAAGATGGTGTTGAACCGCTTGGCGTGATTCGCGCTGACTACTGCAAGAACAAACGAAACCGGCACAATGTCATACCGTTCAATCCGAACAATCTTTCATATGATCCAAATGGGGGACGAAATGGAAACAACTGAAAATCTGAAGCTGGAATTGTATACAATGGCGATGGTGGCCGAAAAGTGGAAGGTCACGCCGGTCAAGTTGCCACAATACAGCCAGCTTGATTTTGCGCTTTTGCGTGATGGCAAGATTGCCGCATTTGCCGAAGTGAAATGCCGCACGTTCAATATGAACCGCTACAAAACGTCATTGATCCATCTGCACAAGATGATCTATGCGCGGCAGGTGGCGTTTGAAACCGGCATACCCACGTTTTTGATTGTGCGCTGGATGGACAAGGTGGGCTGTTGCAGTTTCAAGGTGGATTTTGAAACGACTATTGGCGGCAGGCGTGATCGTGGTATTGAGCGTGATTATGGTTTAATGGCCGAAGTGCCTATTGATGAATTTCAGGTTTTAGAGGTGTTAAATGAACCGTTCTAAAGCACTGGAAAATGTGCAGGCTATACTGAAACAGCGCGGCGAAAGTTACGGCGATCTGCGAAAAAACTGGACGCAAACCAGCCAGATGATGTCGATGATCGCTGGCAAAGACATAACGCCGGAGCAGTTTGGTGCGATGATGATTGCAATGAAACTGTCACGGCTGGCAAACAGCGATTGCAAGCACGTTGACAGTCTGTTGGACATCATTGGCTATGCGGCACTGACATTAGAGGTGATTGATAATGAGCATTAAAGCGGTTTCGTGGGCATTAGAGCAAAACATTGGTGACAGTATTGCCAAGCTGGTGCTGATTGGCATCAGTGATCGTTATAACGATGAATATAACGTGGCGTGGCCAAGCATTAAATGGCTGGCGATTGCGGCAAGCTGTAGCGAACGCACTGTGATGCGGAAAGTGCAAAAGTTGGTCGAAATGGGGCTTTTATCGGTCGATAAGACACCAAACAAAACCAATAGATACCATATCGAACCATTACGAACTAATGGGGGTGACACACTGTCACCTAGTGACACAGCTCTGTCACCTAGTAGTGACACCCATCTGTCACCCGAACAATATAAAACAATAAATAATAAAAATAGAAAAACCAAAGTTTGTGATTGGACGCCATCAGATGAAGATCTGGCATATGCCGCCAGTAAAGGCCTAAACGGTGGCGAAATACTGCAACGCATCAGAATGTGGGATCAGCAAAACGGCAATAAAGCCGCTTATGTGGATGTACAGGCGTTTTGGCGCAACTGGTGTATGCGTGAAGCGGAAAAGGCACCAAAGCGCGTCACGGGGCATTCTAGGCCGATTAATGGGCAATCGACAGAATGGACACCGCCACAGCGCAAAATGGTCAGCTTGGAACAGTGGCAGGCTATGGGTGATGGTTTACGCACCTATTACAAGCAAAACAGACCGGATGTAATTGCCGAACTGAAAAAAATTGGTGCTGATGTGTAAAAAAGTGGAAATAAGTGTTGACATAGTGGTGTGGTGGTGCTATTTATAATACATCAACAAGGAAACGGGAGTATCCAAAATGACCAACAAATTCAAAATCGGTGACATCGTAAGGGAAGTGCGTAGGTGTTCAAAAGTAGATGCCGAAGGCAATTTTGTTTTTAACAAAAATGGTATGGCTGTTGAGACTAAGGCTTGGAGCGATTATACGCTGGAAATTGTCGCTGTGCCTGACGGAAAGCGTAAGCGGTTTGCGGCTAAAACCAGATGGGGAGCCACATATCATTTTGCAGAAAAGACATTGGAATTAGTATCGAATATCGACCCCGACCAAGTTTGTGAAGATTGGGACGGTGCAAAGATCATTCGCGCAAAGGCGGTGGCCTAACGGCCCCGCCCCAACCAAGGGAGATTGATATGGAAAACTGGACAGAAACAATCGGTGATTTGATTGAGTGGGGTGACGGATCATTTGACGCTGTTTATGTCAATGAGGTTACTGGCGAAATGGAATGGAAGCCAGCAACAGCAAAACAGATTGAAGCACATAAGCGGCATCAGGAATGGATTGCCGCTGGATGTCCTGACGTCACATTATCGCTTGCAGATTTTATCTAATTATCACAGCAAAACGGGAGTTTGCAAAATGACTAGATCAAAAGAAAATATCAAATTTGTTGCAACGCAGTTAGTCGAGATCGTTGACCAAATCGCAGAAATTGTCGGTAAAGAAATTGATGTGTTCGGTTATGTTGCGTCATCCTGTCGACCATTGTGGAGCGAAGAAGATATTGCGACACTTGTTGCTGAAGTGCGTGCAATGAGGGCGGCGGCATAATGCGCTGGTTAGTCGTAACAGCAATCGTGTTATCGGGGTGCGCCAGTCGCGCCCCAATAGCCGATTTGCGCGTCAGTGAAGATAAGGCACAGCTTTATCAGCGTGACGTTACTGAGTGCCGCGCGTTGGTCGATATGGCCGCAAGGTGGTATGACAGCCCCTATGTGCGCGGTGTAATGCGGGATGATTGCTTAGAGGCACGCGGTCATAGCGTGATAAGGTTTAAGCTATGAAGATATGGCAGGAAATATTTGGGCTGGTGTTTTTGCTGGCCGTGGCGTCACTGATGTTTGACGTGTGGGGCAAAGAATACACGATATGGGCGTGGATGTCTGGTAATTGGGGCGTGGTTCAGTGATTGACTACCCTAAAGGCTTTGTGCCGCCATATTATATTGACTACACGGTGCCTTGCACCAACTGCTTTGGTGAGGGGCGTTATGAGATCGAAACAGGTAAGCGGGTAATCTGCGAGATTTGCAACGGTAGTGGCGATGTCAAAAGTGACCCGCCAGATGATGAAGATTGACAACAACTGGAGAGAGGAGCAAAGGCCGGTCATTGACCGGCTTTTGTTTTGCGGATATGGTTTGGAAATGGCATATGTGTTATTCTTTGAAGATATCGTGCAGTGTGCGCATCCTGAATGTAGGAGCGAGACATATGGCTATGTCGAGGAAAACAGCGGCACGATCAACTGCACAGAATGCGATGGCATCATATTCGATGCGCGTGATACGTCTGGCACTGTGGTTATATTAGAACTGGAAGAAGAAACGACACACTGATGGCGATACAGTTATTAGCGGCACCATTGGCATTTGCGGGGCGGTTGGTTGTAGGCGGAGCAGCACGCGGTGCGGCTGGTCGTGCTATGGCTGGTGGCATTGATCGTGGTGCGATTGCTAAAGCAACGGCAGGGTCGATGTCGATCAACGTCACAAGCAATCTGCCTGAGTTTGCGAAAGCCATCGATGCGTTTGGCAAGAACCAGATGCCGTTTGCATATGCGATGGCTATCAACGATACAGCCAAAGATGTACGCGAACAGATCATTGAACGCAGTTGGCCATCAGATGTGACAGTGCGTAACAAACGGTTTATGCAAGCCGCATTGACACCTATCAGCAAGCGTAATGCTGATGTATATGCTACCAAGAAAAACCTGCGTGCGGTCGTAGGCAATACGCGCATAAAGATGCAACGCGATTATCTGCAACGTCTTACACAAGGCGGCGTCAAGACGCCACGCGGTAGGCATCTGGCGATACCAAGCAATCAGAACACAGTGCAACGCACAAGCGGCGGTGCAGTGCGTAAAGCAGACAGACCACGCCAGCTATTGAACCGCAAAGGCGTATTCATTCAACGGCTGGTCAAGTCTGGTGATATGGCAATTATGCGGCGCGTTGGTAAGGATCGTTATCCGGTGCAGATGCTGTACCTGCTTGAACCATCAGGGCAGATTAAGAAACAGTTTGGCTTCTATGATGATGCAAACACCACAGCAAGGCGTGCTTTCGGAAACAATTTTGCGCGTGCGTTTAAGCGTGCTAAAGCCACAGCTAAACGAAAAGGTACTTCCAGACGCTAACTTTTACGGGTAACGCGCGAC